GTAGAGCGGAAGTCAAAGAAGGATTGAAGCACCTTATTGGTGTTCTGATCCATGTACTTCCATTCGGGATTTGCATCACGCATGGTCTCAAAGACTTGACGCTGGATCATCATGAAGCCTGTGCCAACCCGCTTGACTTTGACTAGACCCATCTTGTCCATAAAGATGTTGCCGTTTTCGTCTTGGTCTAGCGAAGAGAAGTAGACCTTCTCCTTCTTACGAGCAGCGCCCACACCCGCCACGATAGGCTTGGTTTGACTCCATGCCAGCAGACGGATGATGTCATCGGCGTTGAAGGTCATATCGGAATCGATCATCAAAAGATGATCTGCGTCCGACTCAAGGAATTCGTTGGCAATAATGTTACGCACTCGGGATACCACGGAGCATCCCGAGACGTTCGACAACTGAATCTGAATACCGTGTTGCTGCGCCTTGACACAGAACTCGGCAAGCGCAATCGCTAACTTGACCGAGACCTTAAAGTCATACGCTGGCAACCCGATGAACAGTTTTTTGCCATGCAGGTTGAAGGAGGCTTCTGATTGCATGACATCACCCGTAAATCACCATGATGGACGCAACGTCCGTCAGGTCAACGTATAGGTTTGTCTCAACCAGAATACCTTCTCCCGGCATCGGAAGCCAAAAGGTTCCAGATGCAGACGCAGTTGGCGAATTCATGGTCATCAAAACAGTACCGCTTGACCCGCCGTCTTTGAAGACAACAGAGCCAGCGTTCGTGCCAGATACGCCATAAACAGCCTTAATACGACAACGAAGCAAGTCGTTATCGTTCTGGTCTTTCATCTGACCATCAGTCGTTCGCGGCTTTGACGCTAATACATCATATTGCATGGAAGCCATGTCAGCCTCCTATTAAGAAGTCGCGAACGGCGTAGCAGGTGTACTGGTGCAAACAATCACGCCATTGACCATGTATTTATTGGTGGTCAGGGAAGTAATGGTGATGCAAGTGCCAACGACGCCACCGGTAGTCGTGCCGTTTAGGTTGATGAAGTCATCAGACGCGCCGGGGATAAAACCAGCCATTGCGCCAGACGAATCGGAGTCAATCGACAGAACAGAGCCAACAAAACGGTCAGTACCATTCGTGCCGATCTTCAGCGAAGACGTAGCGATGGTTGCGTCTACCCAAATAGTGAAGACTGCGCCCTGATTGTTCTGGGTGTTTGGATCAGTACCGGGACCCGCCGAAGGCGATGAAGCCGACATATTGATTGCTGGGAGCGTCAAAACAATATTGGAGGCAAGAGTGCCGCCAACTTCAATAATCTTGCCAGCGTGTTGAGCAACTGTCAGCGTGGTGCTGGCAGTAATAGGAACGACATTGCCCGGACCCTGCGCGTAAAAACCATTAAGCGAGCGAACCGGACCATCAAATGTGGAAATTGCCATGATCAACCTTTCGTGTTGTAGCACATCCTCTTATCGTCTCTACAAAGTCTGCTAGGTCAGTCGATAAGAGTTGAATCCCTAGATGGGAACATGATACTGCGTTTAAACGAAAAAAGGGAGGGTTTTACCCCTCCCCTTTTCATTACGCTCCGGGTGAGCCGAAGACGCCCAGCGGGTCAGACCAGCCGAACGAATAACGCTCACGGGCTTTGTAGCGGACGTTGCCGGTATCAAAGTCACCGTCCATCGAAGTTGCCAGCGGGGTACGAACAAAGTGTTTCAGACCGTTGGGAACGTCGGTGGTCAAGAACCATGCGTTGTTGTCGGTCAAGAAGTGGTTAACAGTGTAACCCTCCGGGATCGAGCCATTGTTCTTGAGTGCGTTGATGTCGTTGTTGTTGGTAGCGACACGGAGTTCGGTTTCCAACAGGCGGGTAGCCACGAACATCAGGCTTGGCGGTACAACCAACTTGCGTGGCTTTGCTGCGATCAGCAGACCACGTTCGTCAGTCCACGCTGCGATCTGGATAACGGCGGCTTCAAGTGAAGTCTCGTTCAGATCGGCAGGGGTGGCTGGCTCGTTGGAGTTCGTGCCACCAGAGACCAGCGGGTGAGCCGTCGAGAACAGTTCGACGCCATCGCCACCTGTGTAGGTAGACGAGAAGCCGTTGTTCAGGACGTTTGCCCCTTTGACCTGCTTGGTGTACGACATAGCACGAGCCAGTGCCTTGGTATAGCGCGACGAAAGCGAGTCATAGAGGTTGTCCTCGATGGCTTCTTCAGTCAAGCTGAAACCAAGCGCGATGGTTTCGTGCTGGTAACGAGCAGTCCATGCTTCCTGCGCGTTGTCATAAGCGATGGCAGAGCCTTCGTTTTTGACCGGCGCGGCAGAGAAGCCCGACAGTTTAGTTTCTTCTTCGAAGGAACGCTCAGAGGTTTCAGTTTCGAAAATCTCTTTGTGTTCTTCACCATAACGCTCATATTCCAGACCGAACAGAGCGTTCAGACCGGGGAGCAGTTCTTTAAGTAGTTGTGCGCGTGAGATAGCCATTTATTAACTCCTTCCAGTTGCATTCTCATACAGAGAGATGCCGAAGTTAAAGCGGACAATCACCTCTGTGTAAGAACCCGGAAAGCCAGCGATGGCAGTCTCGGGGACAACATCAACAACACGAATTGGCAGAGTGGTCTCTGTGTCAGTCGTGCTGAGAACAGCGTTACGGGAATTACCGTTGGTCGTGCTGCCGGGGTTTTGCACCAGCGACACGTTTTTGCCAACAGCGGCTTGGGTCAGGAAACTAATGGTTGTGCCACTGGAAGCCACAGCGACTTTGTACAACTGATCAGGATCATCTTGTACATACGCAGAAATACCCGCAACGTTGATTGCACCGGGGTAATACTGCTTGAACACCGGCTGCGACGTATTGGGATCGACATAGGTGCATCCGAGGAATACACCAATGGTGGTGGCGGTAGCGGTGGTTTCGACCTTGGTGATGTTACCGCTGGCGTTCAACGTCACTACGTCACCAAAGAAGATGGCAGTAGTTTCGTTTTGACCAATCGGAAGATCACGGGTCTGACCTGCATACACCTGACCACCCAGCAGGTTCACAGGAACCATGCCGTAGGGGGCAGATACTTCAGGATAAGCCATGTTTTACTCCTTATTCCCTTCTGCCTCTGCTAGTGGTTGATTTTCGTTCACTAAACAGCGGCATCCGAGGATCATTTTCTTTCATAAGATTGGAATCCACCGCGCGCGTCTGGGCATCTGTCTGGTTGCGAACGTAATCGTTACGCTGTTCGACAAAGTCCGTTGGCGTCTTGGAGAGTACCAACCCACCGATCTCGACCAGTCCAGTGGACTTGCCGGGATATTGCAGTTCAGCGTGATCTTCCCGTTTCACAGGAACCCACCCTTCATCCTGCTTGGACATCATGTTTCGATCATCCGACTGTCCCAGAATCGATTTACGAATCCAGCGGTACGAATAACCGTCTTCCTTGTTGGGATTTGGCAGGAGTGAAGGCGGTGTCCAAGCCTTTTTCCTCATCCCTTGTTCGCGAGTATCTTGATCTCGTGGTGTGCGATCAGCCATTTGTCATCTCCTTTGCGACTTGTTCTGCATACTTTTCCAGAGGAACTCCAAGTCGCTTTGCAATGGCGACCTGAGTCTTTGTCAGGGTAATCTTCTTTGATCCCGGCGCTGCTCTGGAAGCAGGAGCGACAACATTGGCGGCAGGTTTTGAAGACCTGAATTTATTCGGGAAGTTATCCCGGATGCGAGCATCGATCTGCTCGAAGTAAGCGTCCGAACCAGCGACATATCCACTACGGACGAGTTCATCGTGGATGCCAAAGGCAGCACCTCTCATGACTGGGTCTTGGTCGAACCATTGGTTCTCGGTTACCCACTGACGGGTGCGTTCGTCAGGAACAACTTGCTGAGGTTGTTGTCGAGTTTCTACTGGAATTTCTGGCTGTTGTAAAGAGGGCTGATAGCGGGGCTGATAATTTTCTATTTCCCGCTTATCGACCACTGCCTCGGAAATCTTCTTCTGCGCGGCGATCAGCTTTTCCGTATCACCGGCTTCGTAGGCTTCCTTGTATTCCCGCTCTGCCTGAGACAGAAGGACATCTTGTTTTTGCTTGCTGGTCTCTACCAGCACCCGCTCACCTTGAGATAGGCGCTCCTGAAGCAATCGGTTCTGCTCAATGACTTGTTGGGCATAGGTGATGGCTTCTTGATGCTCTCGCGCAAGGCGGTCTTTTTCCCGACGCTCATCATGGTAGACAGCCCGTAGCTGCCGGATGCGCTTTTGGACGTTCTCCGAATACTGGGAGATTTCGTCATCGGTGACCTCGACAGTCCCTTTGGGTTCGGGCTTGCCACGATCCTGTTCCGGGGTATCGTCAATGATCTCGATCTGAGGGTCGCCCTCGATCTCGATCTCAAGTTGCGGGTTGTTCTCGGACATAAATGCTCCTTTATAGGCGGGTAACTACCCGTGGGTCGGCAATGACAGCCTCGACGGTGTCATCGTTAATAATGCGAAACTCCTGATCCCCTTCCGGCGTGGTGACCTTAAAGCGTGTGCCGGAGTAGGAACGCATGATGATGAAGTCACCTTCGTCGCACCACGCACCATCAGGGAACTTTTCCGGGTCTTTGTAGGCTTGTGGACCCAGCTTCATCACCAAGCCAACAATCGACGCGATCTCTTCTTTTTGACGGGTAGATTCGGCGATAACAATTTGAGAATCCTTGAAGGTCTCATCTTTCTTCGGTATCGCAATCAAAATCCGATACCCCTGCGGGTCAGGTAACAACTTCATCAGTTCTTCGTTAGTCATCTGGTAAGTCCTCTATGATTCTTATTAAACGTTGAAACGCACGGATTTCCCCCACCACCTCGCGGTAAGCGGAGTAATCCTCAACAGGGTTAAAGGCGATACGCTCCTTCAACACCTCTTGTTCTTTTTTTAACTCACTGAGAAGATAATCCCTTAGTGCCAAGGTCTGCTCCCATCTTCAGTCCTTCGATTAACTGCTTGGATTCGATGTTCTTGTCCAAGTCGGAGGCTTTTGCCCCGATCTGTGCGCCAGCAATGCGCTCTTGTGCCGCAATACGCTCCCGCTCCCGCTGATCTTTGGCGGTAATGTCTGCCGCACGAAGCTGCAAATCGGCTTCGTCTTTGGCTTTTTTCCGCGCAACTTCGGCTTCGCGGATGTCCAGTTCGCGGTTCTGCTGCTGGACAACAGGGTCTTGCATGGCTTGCTGGGCTTGCTTTTGAGCGGCTTCTGCCTTGTCCTTGTCGAGTAGCTTTTCGGACGCAATCGCAACAGCGCGGGACAGTTCGACCTCGATGTCCTCGGGCAGTTGTTCGTCCGGCGGCGGGAGAGGAACGCCCAGCATCTTCTCGATCTCGATGCGATATTGGAAAGCAACGTGTTCGTTAACGTGCGCCAGCAATGCCGCTTGGATAACCTGTGCTTGCGGGTTCTGCCCAATGATCTGCTGTATCTTCGGGTCTTGCATGGCGTTCATGTGAACCTTCAAATGCGCTTCATGATCCTGATACAGGAAGGCTTTGATCGGTTTGCCGGACAACGCTGCCATGTTTTCCGATACGGGGTTCATGGGCTTTTGCTCATCCTCAATCGGGATGATCTTGGCGACGTTCTTGATACCCAGCACTTCCAACATCTGCCGGTGAAGCTGGGGTAGGTCATAGATTCCCGGCGCAGAAGCTGCCAACTGCAAGGCGGCTTGGTACTGAACAACCCTTTGCGCCATTGTCGAGGCGTTGGGATCGGACACCGGGATGATGTCCACCATGTCGTAGTCATCGCGCTTTGCCTTTTTGGGCGCATCGACTTCATAGGAATACGACTCTGGGGTGTAGTCACGGACGATGGTCGCAATGAGTTTAAACTCGTGCTTCATCGCGGCATGGACACGGGCTTGCACCGCGCTCATGACCTTCAATGTCCGCTCCAAGATCGCCAAGGTCGTGCCTACCGGGGCTTGGTTGGACATATCGCCAACCTTCAAATCTGCCACCGAGGCGAACTTTCTGCCCTCTTCGACGATGGTATTCAACAAGTTGTAGAGGGTTTGGGATGGCTCTTTGTACGGCAGCGGGACGATGGAGTCCTTGATCGTCATGCCGGTCACATCGACATCTCGCCACTCCCCCGGCGCAATCGGTGTGTCATCCCCCTTGACCCGCAAGTCCTTGGACTTAAAGCCGCCCGGAAGATTCGACAGGGTTCCCGAGTCCACCAGTTGGCGCAGGATTGATGTTGCGCTTTTTGCAAAGCCACCGACCAAGTGGATCAAGCCAAAGCCATAGAAGCCAAAGCCGGGGATGTAAATGTAGTGGGTGAAGTGCATCCGCTTTTGGCGGGTCTCATCGTCTTCCAGATAATTGCGTCGGATTGCCAGCACCTCACCGGTTGAGGCGATAGTGATGACGTAGGGCAGGGCAATCCCATCCGGGTCTTCATGTCCCGGCAGGTCGTAGTCAATGTGGACTTCATACAACAGGTAGCGGTCATCATCGACAATGTTGATGCCAGCCTCTTCGTCCTTCTTTTTCTGGATTTCGGTGATGTTTCTGGACGGCGTTTCCAGTTCAATATCGCGATAAAACCCAGCGACTTGCAGCTTCTTGATCTGGTTCTCGGTCTTCCTCATGCGGTGGGCAATCCGTGGGGAGGACTGCAAATCCGACGCGCCGTAAGGAACGATGATGTCTTCTGCCGGAATAAACATGGCAACTTGCCTGTTTAAACTCGGATCGAAGTAGACCTTTTTGAACGCACTGCCCGTAATCGG